AATTACCCCCACCCCCTATGTATATATATACCTCACACAATATTTTTCCAAAACAAAAAAGGGTTATATCAGCTTCACATAAACAGTGGTGCTGATTTTTTCCGCTAAAAACAAAAAAGAGGTAGATGTAGCATATAGAGCGGATAGATAAGCGAGGTCTTAGATAAGATAGGACAAGTTATGGACAAAACATATTAAACGCTTAGAGTAGCAATTGATTCAAGCGTTTTTTTAACGTGCAAAGAATTGCACCTTTTAGGTCAATAAAGTGCAAAAAATTGCACGTTTTGGAGGTCATATATGGCATTGGTATTGATAAATGATGAAACAGGGGAAGTAGTTACTACTCTTGAAATAGGAGATAGCATTACTAGAAAAAATAGTATAGATGCTTTGTTAGAAATGGAGAGAGCGCCTAAGGATGAATACTTTTCAAAGTTATACCATGAGACTATGCCAAAACTTATTGAAACGTCTTTAACATCTGCTGAAATAATGATGTTTTTATATTTAGGTTCTAATCTTAGATTAATGAGTAATGTTGCCAAGTATAGAAATGGAAACTTAATAACTAGAAGTGTATTGCAAGAGAAGCTTAATTTAAGCGAAAGAACTGTTAAGTCAAGCATATACAGATTAATAAAAGAGGGATTAATTGTTGAAGCAAACACGATTGAGGGTAGAGTGTTTATTGTTAATCCATACGTAATAACGGTTGGGGATAGGCTTAATAAAACAGTATATGACTTGTTTAGAAAGTCCAAATGGGCGAGGTGGTAGCACAAATGGCGGTTAAAAGCGAAAACGCTATCCTGCAAGTATTAAAGCAGAAATCAGAGCGTAAAGAGTTTGTTAGAAGCGTAAGGGGTAGCGGTTATGACGAGTTTTGGGATAACAAGAATAGATATAGAGTTGTAAAGGGTGGTAGAGGTAGCAAGAAGTCTACTACTACTGCATTGTGGTTCATAGAAAACATAATGTTGAATAGGTTGTCAAATGCGGTTGTAATAAGAAAAACTGGCAACACACACAAAGATAGTACCTTTGCACAGCTAAAATGGGCGGCTAATCAGTTAAAAGTGTATGACAAGTGGAAGTTTATAGAGCATCCTATGGAGGCTACATATACGCCAACTAATCAGAAGATATTGTTTAGGGCGTTTGACGATCCAATGAAGCTTACTTCAATGACAGTTCCAAAAGGTCATTTGTGTTGGGCTTGGTATGAGGAATTTTTTGAAATTGATGACGAGCAAGCTTTTGACACTTTCGATGAATCAATAAGAGGTGAGTTGCCATCGCATTTGTGGCACCAATTGACTATAACTTATAATCCATGGATAAATAATCATTTTAGTAAACGCAGATTTTGGGATTGCGAGAACCCACCTGATACATTTAGGCTAACAACTATCCATAAATGTAATGAGTGGTTAAGTCAGAAAGACCATGACAGAATAGAAGCATTGGCGGTTACTAATCCACAGAGGTATAAAGTTGTTGGGCTGGGTGAGTATGGTATTCCTGGAGGTGTATTCTTTGACGAGTTTAGAGAGGACATACATGTTTGCAAACCGTTTGACATTCCGTCTCACTGGCATAAGTACACTACCAAAGATTATGGGCTTGATATGTTAGCTAATTACTGGATTGCTATTGATGAACAAAATAACGGTTATGTATACAAGGAACTGCACAAACCTAATTTGATAATATCAGAAGCGGCAAGACAGATAAATGCGGTCAATAACGGGGACAAAATTATTATAAAATATGCCCCACCAGACTTAGGAGCAAGGCGGCAAGAAACAGGTAAAAGTGCCTTAGATATATTTAGAGAAAATGGAGAAGTTTGTATAAGGGCAAGGAATGACAGAGAAGATGGATGGTTAGCGGTTAAAGAATGGATAGCACCTATTGAGACAAAAGATATTGAAACTGGTGAGCCAAAAATGACTTCAAGGTTAAAAATATTCAGCACATGCAAGAATTTGATTAACTCATTTCAAGAAGCTACCGCAGATAAGGATAATTTGAATGATGTTGCCAAAGAACCGCATCATTTGACACATAGCTTGGATGCAATCCGGTATTACTGCATAATGAGACAACGCCCTACACCTATTCAACAAAAAGAGCAAAGGGATGATTTTGGTATCTATGCCCGCAATGATGATTATGATTCATATTTTGGCGGTGAGCCGTCAGATGCCTATATAGGATAAGGAGAATTGATATGTTAGAAGCATTAATAGAAGCGTATACGCTAGGTTTGCAGCATGGGAAGAAGCTTGGCAATAAAGAAATACCTAAGATGAATTTAAACCCTGTAGTGGCGGTCAAAGAAGTCATAGCAGAGGTTGAAGATAAAACAAAATCCGAGGAAGAACAGAAGTTTTGGGATTCTTTAGATAGTTACAATCCATATAAAGCTATCAAGGCTATAAAGGAGGTTGAAAACCGTTGAAAAACAACAACATGACTTCTATATGGTCATTAACGGAATCGGGCAAAGATTACAACCGTAAAATGGATTTATATGACAGAAACAGAGTACATGAGAGATTTTTCAGAGGGAATCAATGGTTTGGCATTGACACCCACGGGCATCCTGCATTTGTTATGAACATCTGTAAGCGTGTAGGTGATTATAAGATAGCTTCATTGATGTCAACTAGAACTAAGATGGTATTTACTCCTATGGTAGCAACAACAGACACTAATGACCCACAATCGGTTGAAATGAATAGAGTTTGCGAGATTATAAGCAAGCATACAGAAACTAAGTGGGAAAAGCTTAAAATGGATATGCTTATTCGTGAGGGGTTATATGATGGTTTCAATACTGGTGATGTGTGCGCTTATACATATTGGGATGATACGGTAGATATAAAACAGTTTTACGGTAAGGAAGTGTATCAGCCTGAGCCTATTATGGATGAAATGGGAAATATGATACAGCAACCACCAATTGAACAGCAGATACCTATTATGGGTGACTTTTGCACAGAGTTAGTGGATGGTGAGAATATTTTATTTGGCAATCCCAACAACCGTAAGGTTAAAGGACAGCCATATATTATTATTCTAGGCAGAGCGTTAGTGTCAGATTTAAGGGAAGAAGCTAAAAAGAATGGTATGTCAGCAATGGAGTGTGAGCAAATAACTTCCGACCTCGACAATGATGATACCGCAGGAGACTTTGGCAGACTAGAGATTGAAAACGGTGGAGAAGAAACAGGAAAATGTAATTATGCCATTAAGTTTTGGAAAGACAAGAAAACTAAAACTATTTGGATGCAGAAATCAATAAGGTTATGCGAAATCACAAAGAAAAAGGATATGAAAATCCGTGAGTATCCTATTGCATGGATGAATTGGTCAATTGTAAAGAATTGCTATCATGGACAAGCTGAAATGTTCGGCTTGATACCTAACCAAATTGAAATAAACCGTATGCTAAGTAATATCGCACAGCATTTGAAAATGACAGCATGGGGTAAGGTTATCTATGACAGGACTAAAATAGCTAGTTGGAGCAATAGAGTTGGTTCTGCTATAGGTGCTGATGGTGATGTTAACGGAATAGTACAACAACTACAACCAGGACAGCTTAATAATGCAGTATTCACTTTTGTTGACAAAGTAATAGAGTATACATTGCAGTTTCTAGGTGCTACAGACACAGCATTAGGCAATGTTAATCCCGATAATTATAAAGCATTAGTTGCGAATCAACAGCAAGCAGCTGTGCCACTTGAAAACATTCGTGCTAACTTCTATCAGTTTGTAGAAGATATTGGCTTGAATTGGCTTGAATTTATGCTTATAAAGTATAACGTGCCAAGGCAGCTATATTATAAGCAAGACAAAGAAGTTATGTCACAGGAGTTTGATGGAAGTCAGTATAAAGATGCAGGATTCAATATAAAAATCGATGTTGGACCATCTTCGTGGTGGTCAGAGTTGGCAAGCACACAGACACTTGATAAGTTGTTGCAAGCGCAGATTATTACACCTATTCAATTCCTCGAAAGGCTACCTAATGGCTACATAATGAATAAAGAGGGGTTGATTAAAGAGATACAACAGCAGATGGAACAACAAATGCAACAGATGCAAGCACAGCAACAGGCTATGCAAGGTCAAGAACAGCTTC